TAGCTTCGGATCCGTTGCGAACAGGTACCTCATCTGTGCTTTGCTTCTCAGTGGCATCTTCTTCTTTTTTTACTGGTTTATCTAAATTTACTTTTATAACGTTATCATCTTGTTTTGGTTCTTTAACCTCAACTTTAGTTACGTTATCTTGTGTAGTCTCTTCGACTACGCTTTCATTTTTTTCTTCCATAATATAATATAATAATAATTAATAATCTTTATTTGGGATCAAACGCTCCTAAATCAAATCCGCCTCCTAGTATATCATTACCTGCAGACTCAAAGTTTTTAGGTGGTTTGCCACTCTTTCTTTGATCAATTAACTCGCTTTGTTGAGTTGCTTGAATTTTTGTCCTTTCGTCTTTTCTATCTTCTTTTTCTTTTTCTCTGCTTTTCATACCTTCAACTTCTACACCTTTTAGCTGCATGTTCATTTGAAACTCAAGTTGCATTAATTCTTTTTTATGTTGAACTTCTTGCATCATCTTTTGAGATTCTAGTTGCGCTTTCATATTTTCTAGTTCTATTTTACTAGAAGTTAAAGCTTGATCTTTTTGCATTTCTATCTGCGCAGCGGCTTGAGCAGCTTGTGTATTAGACTGTGTTTGAGCTTGTATATTTTGTAGCTGTGTTTGTCTATCTTTATCTTGTTTTCTTTTTCTTCTAATTTTTAACAATTGATTAGCTAGTTTTATATTTTTAATTTCTCTTAAATCAATCGCGTCTTCAAGCTCAATATTTTTCTGTTGCAATGCCATTTGAATATTATTTTCAAGCATAGCTTTTTCTTCTTCATCTGGTTGTAATTGAATAAATATACCAAAATCATATAAATGAAGCTCTGACATTTCCTCTAATGTAGCTACGTTATGAGCACCAATAGCTTGTATAAAAGCGTCTGCTGTTGGTGAATATTCTAATATATCAGATATTCTAAGAGAAACACACTCTGCTGTTTCAGCAGTTAAATATAAACCAGCTTGCAATATATGTCTTGTAGCTGTGTTTGAGTTAGCTGCAGCTATTTTTTGTATACCAACTAAAGCATTTTTATCTGGCATGCTACCATCTCTAGCTTCATTTAAACCGGTAACATCACGTATCATTTGTAAGTAGTAATTGTAATTAGCTATAAGAGCTTGCATTTTATTACCACCATTACCACTAGTTATTTCTTGAATAGGCACTCTACCTGGATTCATGTCACCATCTTGAGTCATAGATCTACCAATTACACTACCTGTTTGAAAAAACATGTTTAAAGCTTCTTGTGGATTATAATTAGTTCCGTTACCTAAATCAACTTCTGCTAAACCGTCTGCATCTAAATAAACGCCATCTGGAACCATACGAGACATTACTTGTTGTAGCTTTAAATGCGTTAACTGTATCATGTCAGCAAAACCAGTAATACGTTTAACTAAACTTTCTATTTTACCATCATACATACGTGGCGCAACAATAGCGTAATTCATTTTAACTTTAGTATAATCACTTTTAGGTCTCATCATATTGCTAGCCATTTGCCACTTAAGTAATTTGTCCGTGCCTAAAATTAAAGCACCTTCGTATAACGTTTCTATAGATCTTAATAACTTTGAATAATCACCTTCTTTACTTTCAGGTGGATTAAAATTATCATCTTTAGGTATTATTCTTTCAGCACCAGTACCAGTTTCTTTTATTTTATATACTTCGTTCATATAAGTTTTATAATTAAAATATAAAACTTGTATTTTATTATGATCTTCTTTGTCTGAGTTGTATCTACTTCTATTACTATTTCTTTGATATGATTTATTTTTCATTATATCTTCTAAATCAGATTCAGTTAAATGAGGAAACTCTTTTGCGAGTTCGTTAACTGGTATTGATTTAACTTCTCCAACGTAATATATATCTTCAAAATAAGGAGAGTCTGTGTAAGAATATACAAGATCTGCAGGGTCAACATAATCTATAGTTACACCTTCAGAAGTAGTAAAATTAGTTTTTACAGCACCTATACCTAAAACTGTTAAATCATAATAAAATCTTTTTCTAGTTAACTCATATTTATTTCCTTCGAATAAAACATTTAAAGCTTGTTCTTGAGCTAACTCTACAGCTTGCTTATAATTAAGCTGCATATGTAATTGTAATTCTTCTGGTGTTTCTGGTAATTCTTTTTGCTCGCTTTCTTTAGTATTTATACCAAAATTTTGAGCAGCAAAATTATCAAAATCTTGAAATCTCATATCGTTTAATATAGACTCCATGTATTTAGTTCTTTTTTCAATACCGTTTTGAGATTGTGAAAAAGCTTTTATATCATAAGTTCTTTCAGATATACCGTTAACAACAATATCAACAAACTTAGGTATTATAGGAACAGGTGTCCAGTCTAAATTTAAATAGGACAAATCACCGTTTATAGATAATTCATCCTTATATTTTTGTATTGACTGCTCGCCTCTAGCATATAACCTTAGGTTATGAAAATTGTTCATATTGTTTCTATACCTATTATTGTTATAGTCATCATTAAACCACTCAGTCTCTATAGCTTTAGCTACTTTCAAACCATAGTCATAGCTAATTTTTTCAGCATCACTTACTGTTTGGCTAGGAAAATAGCTGTTACTAGAATATGCCATATTTATTTTATTATTTGTGAATTAGTTCCAGTATTATTATACTTAGAAATATTTATGTTTAATTTAGGTTTTTCAACCTTTGGATTTGGTCTATATAAATGCCTGTTGTTAGCCATGATAGCTAAACCACTACTTATAGTAGCATCAAACTTTGTTCTTTTATTTATATCAAATTTTGCCCAATCGTTCAATAAAGAGTTAAAATACAAATCACCAAAACTTCCATCTTGTTTCATGCCTACGTGATCTTGTATGTACATTTCAATTGCTGCTGCGTGAGCTTGTTTTATGTCTTCACTAGAATTTGGTATACCACCTATTTCTTTTTCAGCTACAGATAATTTATTCCAAAGTTTATCTGGTCTGTTCATACTAAACCCTCTGTAACCTCTACGTCTTAAATAGTATAAAAGTCGAGGTTTGTTATTCTCTGCAAGTATTGGCATACCGTAAAACACTAATGCCATAAGAACGTCTTCAAAAAATATTTCTGCCGTAGGTGGTCTTGATAAGTATTCTAAAAAGAAGCTGTTCGCAGGAGCGTCCTCCATACTAAACCTGGTTAAGCCGTGTAATGCTCCTTTAGATCCTTCACCATCTACGGTTCCTGATATATCATACGAGTCACAACCAAATGCTCCCATGTGTTCATTACCAGGATATCTCACACCATTTTTTAATATAACTCTATTTTGTAATCCTTGTTTTGGTACCCAACTAACTTTAAATCTACCTTTTGGATCTGGATAAAATATTACATTTGAATCTTTAACGCCATTAATCCATTGAAAATTACCTGTTGTAATACCAATAGAAGAATACATTTCTTCGTTATAATCTATTTGCTCGTATATTTTTACTAAATTAAATATACTATTTTTTGTTTCATCTCTAAAAGCATGTTCTTCAGTTCTTGGAAATTGACGGTAAAACTCGTTCAAAGCATCTTGATCATCTTTTAAACCATCAGCTTCATTTTGCCAATTATCTATTACGCCTATATCTATTAATTCACCGTCTGGCGCGAACACATCGATATCAGGAGTATTAAAGACTGGAACTCCATACTCGTCAATAAATCCTTCGTAGTTCCATTCCATTGGGATAAAAAGAGAGTATAAGCCAGACTTTGTTTGACCATTTCTATTTCTTTTTGTGACATCTGACGCTCCGTATAGTTTTTTAAAGTTTTCTCCACCTTTATCTAATGCATTTGAAGTCGAGCCCATCATACACTTACCAATAATTCTACTACCTAATCGTAAGCATGTTTTAGTTACTCGCCAGTTATTTAATATATTGTCAGGTCTTTCCCACTTACCACTTTCATCATGTACTAATAAGTTTAGCTTTTCACCGTCATAACTATTATCACCTGTATTTTTCCAGTCAATAGTTGTATCTAAACCTTCTAGTTGTTCTACTTGTTCGTTAGTAGTTATCTTTTTTCTAGTAAACTTGCTAGCAGGTACTCTATAAGCTAACTCAGTTTTAGGACGATCCATACCATCTTGAATAGGTTTAAAGAAAAAAGGATAATTAATACTAATAGGAACCACTTTGTCCGTAAACATTTTTTTAGCATCTGCACCTGTTTTAGAAAGTATACCATATCTACTATCACTTGCAAGAGTAGCTAAATTAACTGTTTCTGCAGATGACATAAACGAAAAGCCTGATCTTCTGTTCTTTAGATAACACATACCATAACATCTTTTATCAGCTTTACACGCTTCCCAGAATATATAAAACAGCCTATTAGCTTCTCTAAAATCTGGCGCACCTACATCTATTTTACTCCATTGTAAATACATATAATGTGTACCTACTATATAAGTTGGCTTACCATTGTTAGTAAACCAAAACCCTTCATCTCTACGTTTAAACTCTTCGTCTATATAATCGTACCACTGTTCTTTTTGTTCTTCTGGATAACTACGCCAATCAAATATATTTTTTAATATAGCTATTTCTTTTGGCTGTTCAAACTTAACCCACTTGTTTTTTTCGTGTTTAAATACTTCTTTTGGTTGTTTAGGTAAAGCTATTTTAAGATTTTGTATTTCTATTATTTCACCTATCATACCAGTTTTAGATATAACAACTATATCGTTTTCTTTGTTATATCCGTACTTCCACTTCTTACCACGATTTAATCTTGTTATAGTTGTTTTTTTAACAGGCTCTATAACATTAACTAAACTTTGATTGTACATTACTTAGATCTACCTTCTGCGAATCCTTTAAAGACTTTTTTCTCTGTCTCTTCAGGTGTTTTGCCCTCGAGTAAGTTTTGTTCTTCTTGTATTCTGTTAAGTATTTCAAATGCGTCAAATATAGCTAGTTTTTTAGTAGCTGCCGCATTTTTTAATCTATCAGCTGATACATCATCTTCAGTGTTAGTAATAATCTTTTCTTCTGCAACTTTAATCAGCTCGTCAACCGCTTTGCGCCCAGCTAGGATTATATTCTTCTTCGTCTCCTTGATATTCATATTTAATTGTAATAAATTTAGAAAAAACTCTATATAGTCTTTCACCGTCAATAACAAACTCATATTCACTATTTGGTGTAAAGCCTACAATATCGTTTACATTTACAGTACCATCAGAATATTTAACAATACCTTGTAAAGGTTTTTCTTGTTCAATATTAAATTGACCTGTAGCTTTTAAAGGTTTAACCCAGCAA